AGTAATCTTGGTAAATTTGGAGAAGATGGTCCTTGGACAAATGTATTTAGATTAACTAAAGCTAATTCTAAAACTGCAAGAACTATGATTGCAGATATATTAGATACACCTTTGTTAAAACTTAAAAATACTAAAAAGTATGGTTTTCAATCTACTGATGCTTCTATTGAAACTAAATTAAGAATGAGAGAAGTTGGTAGCATAGAAGCTATGAAAGAAATAAAAGAACAATATCTTTTATATATTAATAGAGTACAGGGCAAGTCACCTAAAACAGAATTAGGAATTAACTTACATAATAGATTTAATGATAAGATGTCATTACAAGAGTTTGCAACAGAAGTTACAAAAACTAGATTAAATAAAATGCAACATGATGTTCCAGAGATTGCAGCTGCTGCAAGAATTACAGATATAAAAGTTTATAAACCTATAGGTAAAGAAGTACAAGATTTAGGTATTAGAAAACTACCTATTGAAAGAGAACTTGCTTTTTGGAAAGGTACTTTAGAAACTATGGTTAAAAAAGGTGAAGGTACTAAATCTTTTAAATCTAAAGTAGATGGTACTACATCTCAGTATACAAGAACTGAAATACAGAATAAAATTACTAAGTTAGAAGAAAGACTTAAAAGAACTGATAAGTTAGTAGAAGACTATATTAATATTATTTATAATAAAACTAATATAGATAGAAACAAAGGTTTGTTTAAAGATATAGTTAGAGAAGATCTAATAAAACAAGGTAAGTATATTAATGAAAAAAAACTTAATGTATTAGTAGATGATCTAGCTTCTCATTTTCCATTTCAAAGATTTGAAAAAACTAAATATACAGATGATATTAATGATCTTATATATGAAAGATATGCATTTAATAGACCTAGATATGCAAGAGCTACAAGATCTAGAGAATTAAATTTATTACCAGAAACACAAATAAAACTTATAGACGAAGGTTTTATTGTAAGTGATATATTTTCTTTAATGAAAACTTATTACAGACAAGTAACTCCAGATATTTTATTTACTTTAAAATATGGAGATCCTAATGGTCTTGGATATAAATATATTGATGAAGCTAACTCTATGACGTTTCCTGGTCTTATGCAGGTAGCTAATGAATATAATTTAAAAGCAGTAAAAGCTAAAAATAAAGAAGCTAAAGCTAAAATTATTAAAGAAAGAAATCAAGTATTAGAAGATCTAGAAGCAGGTGTAGAACTTGTAAGAGGTACTTATGGTTTACCTGCAGATCCTCATGCTTGGACTTCTAGAGCTATGAGAACAATGAAACATTACAATGCTCTTACTATGCTTACAGGATTTTTTGCAGCAACAGCTGACGTTGCTAGAATTGCAATGACATCTGGTATTCAAAGAGGTTTTAAAACTCAATTTGAAATGTGGTCAGATATGTTGTCATCTAAAAAAACTGGTATATTCAAAGCAGGTAAAAAAGAAGCTCAATCATTTGCTGAAGCAGTAGATATGGTTACAGGTCAAAGAGCTATGTTGTTTTCTGATATTGGAGATATGTTTGGTATGACTTCTAAAATAGAAGGTATGATGGGTAAAACTGCTAACTTTAATTTTATGTATGTTAACTTAATGTCTAGATGGACTGAGTTTATGAAAAGTGCAGCATCAGTTACTATAGGATCTAGAATCTTAGAAGACTCAGTTAAATGGGGTAAAGGTACATTATTAGATAAAAATAAAACTAAACTTGCAGCTTCTGGTATTGATGAAGCTATGGCTAAAAAAATTGCTAGTGAGTTTGATAAACATGGTACAAAATTAAAATATAATTTTATGGCTAACACTGCAGAATGGACTGATGATGCAGCTAAACAATCTTTTGGTGCAGCTCTTAACAAAGATATAAATGTTACAATTGTAACTCCAGGTAAAGGAGATACACCATTATTTATGAACTATGAGTTAGCTAGTACTATTGTACAGTTTAAAAAATTTGCTATGGCAGCAACACAAAGAATGTTGTTAAGAGGTATGCAAGAAAAAGATATGGATTTTTTATTTGGATCTTTACTTCTTATGGGTACAGGTATGTTAGTAGATGCAGTTTATACTGAATTAAGATTTGGCAAAGATTATTCTAAAAAATCTTTTACAGATAAACTACTATCTGCTTTTGACAGATCTGGACTTGGTGGAATTTATGTAGATGTTAATAGATCTATTGAAGCTCTTACAGATAATAGGATTGGTATTAGACCTTTACTTGGTGAAGGTAAACCTTATGGATCTTCAATGAAATCTAAAGTTGGTTTAATTGGTCCTTCGGCATCACAAATTTATAATATATTTGACATAATGTATGACGTAGGTGGAAATAAATATAATCACTACACAGCTCGTAATGTGCGTAGATTAATTCCATTTCAGAACGTATGGTACTTGGATTGGTTATTTGACGACATAGAAAAAGGACTTCGATAATGGCAATTAATATATCAGATGTAGAACCACGAGTACAATATACAGCAACTGCTGGACAAACATCTTTTACTGTAGGGTTTGAGTTTTTTACAAACGCAGACTTAAAAGTATTTAATGGTGCTACACAATTAAGTTTTGCAGCTTCTCCAAGTGATGCAACAGAATATTCTGTTACAGGTGCTGGTGTAACTGGTGGAGGATCTATTACTTTAGGTTCGCCTGGAGCTACTGTTAATGATGTAATTACTATATCTAGAGATATAGCAATAGCTAGATCTACAGACTTTCCTACTTCTGGTGCATTTCAAATAGCATCTCTTAATGATGAGCTAGATAAAATTACTGCTATGGCACAGCAACTCGAAAGAGATTTAAAATTTTCTCCTAGAGCTTCAGCAACTACTTCTTCTTCATTTAATCTTACTTTTCCAGATATGGTTGCAGGAAAAATATTATCTGCTAACTCTGGTGGTACAGGATTAGAATTTAGTGTTGATGCATCTGGATTACTTACAGCAGAATCTAATGCAGCAACTTCAGCAACAGCAGCAGCAACATCAGCGACAGCAGCTGCAGGTTCTGCAACAGCAGCAGAAAATGCAAAGAATGCAGCTGAAGCAGCACTTGATACATTTGATGATGATTTCTTAGGATCTAAGTCTAGTGATCCTTCAGTAGATAATGATGGTAACACACTTGCAGATGGTGCTTTATACTTTAACACTACAGACAATGTAATGAAAGTGTATGACTTAGGTAATACACAATGGAAACAATTAGTACCTACTACCTCACAACAAACTGCTATTGATACAGTATCAGCAGCTAACTCAAATATTTCTGCTGTAGCTGGACAAATTACTCCAACAAATAATATTGGAACTGTAGCTGGACAAACATCTGAAATATCAACATTAGCTGGAATTACAAATTTAACAAATTTAGCTAACGCCCATGCAGCTGTTACAAATGTAAATAATAATTTATCATCTGTACAAAATTTTGCTGA